CAAACTTATAACGATCAACTACAACAAAACATTTTAACAAAAGACTAGCTATGTGTATGTCAGCACCTGATATTCCTCCTCCTCCACCACCTCCAGCACCACCTCCACCACCTCCACCTGTTGCTGAAGCTTCTAAGACTGTGCGTCAAACGCAACCTAAGAAGAAAACTAGAGGAGCACAAGCACAACTCAAGCGTTCTAGACCTACACTTGGTGGATCAGCTGGCGGTACTGGTGTCTATATGTCATCTTAATAACAATATAACAAAATAATAATATGCTTCGCACACTCTCAAAAAAGACTTTGCTATCATCTGTTACAACAACAGGGGCTGGCAGTTCATTCTCAGTAGAGCGTTCTAAGGGTTGGACCTTTGTAATCGCTTCTTCATCAGTAACCACAGGAGGTACGGTAGACATAGAAGCCTACATCGGTGGTGCTTGGTATGTCGTTCACTCTGAATCAGTTATAGCTAATGGTGCTGTCATGGTCAGAGATGATCACGGACACTACGAACAGATCAGAGCTAATGTATCAGCTAGAACAGATGGTACTTATAGTGTATTTGCAACAGGTACGACTGACTCTCTTTAATGTCACTCATCTTTACAGATCAGCTAGATAAACCTAGTGAGATAACACCCATACCTAATCAATTCCTAAGACCTGTCTTTGGTGCTTTATATGGATTTGATGCTTCGGATGTAGTAGATGGTGCGTTGCTTACTGAACTCAGTGAACCTTTAGTAACTGAAGCTGATGAAATATTATTATTTGAACCTATTTAAAAATCATGGCTAATAAAAAACTTACAGACCTTAATGACTTACCCAGTCCAGCTGGTGCAGATATCCTAGCAATCGTTGACGATATTGCAGGTACACCCACAACTAAAAAGGTAACAGCAACTAACTTGATGTCTCTAGCACCTGTTCAATCAGTAGCAGGTAGGACAGGTACAGTTACTCTTAGTAATACAGATGTTAGTGGACTTGGTACTGCAGCAGTTGCAAACACAGGCACATCGAATGGTAATGTAGTCGTACTAGATGCAACAGGATTGCCCGTAGTAGATGGTTCTCAGTTAACAGGAATAGTAGTCACGGACGAAAGTTTAAGAGGCACAGCTAATCCACACATTGGAGCATTTCCTAATCAGTCATTAAAGGTCATAGACAATCCTAGTAAGTCGGTTGTAGTGGTTACTGACTCTGATGGTAATTTAGACTTCGTAGTCAAAACAGACTCATCAAAGGCATACTTAAATACTCCATCCAGTCGGTTAGAATTAACCACAGGAGTATCCGTATCGGAAGATTCATCAGAACCTGACATAGAAATCACAACCACATCAGGAACTTACTCACTTATCACAGGAGACTCAGATGCTTTAGGAGCTAATGGATTACCTATCAGACAAGGTTTTAATGTTCCAGATATAGGAGCAAACCAAGCACCACTTTTAATCTCAGGCGGTTCAATCGCTTAACACATTAGGAAACTTAAATTATGGCAACAGTATACATTAAACCAGGAACAGGGTCAGGATCAGGAACATTAGCTGCACCTTATTTTTATAGCGAATTGGCAACAGCAGAAACTGCGGCTGGAAGTGGAGGTACAATTCTTTTTACGGATGGCAGTTATGCGGGTTCAACATGGGATGCGTCAGGAGTAACTTATGAGTCACTCAACCTTCATGGTGCAATTATTACAACGAGTGGCATACAATTTGGTGCATCAGGAGTTTCTGTAACAGTTAAGAAATTTAAAATCGCCCCAAATAGTGGCGAACGGGTCGAGTTCTATGATTCCACACTCGTTGATCAGTGCCATGCAGTTTTTACTAATAGTTTTATTTTCAATATTAAATCATCTGGAGGTAAGATTACAAACACCTTAATTGAAAACAATGTAGCTGACACAAGCTACGCCTACAGATTGGGACGAGATTGGAACAATTTATCTGAATTTACAGGCAATACTTATTTCGTCACAGGTCTGAACGGAGCTGGTGTGACTAATATCGATTTTTATGGCAGTGGTCCAACTGTTGCAAAGAACTGTATATTTATGTCGGATGACACAGCGAATACAGTTATTACAAGTGCTGAAAATACAGCGGCTTCATCGACTAACTGTTGCTTCTTTCAGTTCGGATCAGGCAATACAAGTGGAGGCACGAACAATGTATTCAGCGATCCGTTATTTGTAGACGATACTTCGGATTATCGCCTTCGTCCATCCTCACCTTGCATCAACGCTGGAACAACAAGTTAGTCATGGCACAGCAAAAATTAGGACGCAAGGATTACTCCATCGCTGTTAAGACAGGGACGGATGCTAATAAGACGAAGTTTAAAAAGGAGGCTACGCAAGGTGAATACTACTTTGCTACTGACACTAAAAAACTTTACCTAGCTGAGACTACTGCTGGTGCTGCCGATTCTACTTTAGCTGAGTTTACACCATCTGCTACTGGTCAATGAAGTTAGGTCGTAAAGATTACACCATCTCTGTTAAAACAGGGACTGATGCGAACAAAGCAAAGTTCAAAAAGGAATGTGTCCAAGGTGAAATATATCACGCCACTGACACAGGATTCTTTTACATTGCTGAAGTAACGGCTGGTGCGAGCGATGCTACTTTGAGTAAGTTTGGAACAGCAGTATTCTCAAATTACAGCGTAAGCTTTGATGGCACTAACGACAGTGTTGATGTTGCGTCAAATCCGAATTTAGATGTTTATACTTGCAGTCTGTGGTTTAAAACAGCCGAAACTTATTTTAGTCTTCCTATTGCTGGGTTTGGAAAAAGTGGTTCGCAGTACGGAGGGATTCGATTTATACCTGTTGTCGCTGGGCGAGCGGTGGAGTTTAATGATGGTGTGCAATACATTGCGGCTGGGAGTCTTTCCAATTCTGCTGTGTTTGATAATGCATGGCATCATGTTGCAATCGTCTATGTCGATAGTGGTTACACGACTTCAACGGGAACTGCCACTAATAACGGCAAAGGATATAAAATATTCATTGATGGTACGAGAGTCGATACAGTTGTTTCATTAACTAGCCATGCCTACAGTTTAGCAACTACATCATCTTTCTTTTCCGTAGGAAAGGAGAGGACAGACTTTTTCGATGGCTTTATAGACGAAGTGGCAGTTTTTGGATCGTCTTTGTCAGACGCAAATATAACAACAATTTACAATTCTGGTGTGCCTGGGGACTTGAGCAGTTTTAGTCCTACCCTTTGGTGGAGAATGGGAGATAACGATGGTGGAACAGGCACAACCATCACAGATCAAGGAAGTGAAGGAAACAACGGGACGCTCATCAACGGACCAACCTTCTCAACAGATGTACCATCTTAAATTATGAGCAGAAAATATGTAATAATAAATGCGGACGAAGTAGACTCCGTGGATTTTAGCCAAGTGGATGAGACGAGTGCAGATACAGTTAGATACTCAACCGATGGTAGTCAGACTTTTGTTAAGTACGAAGGTGATCAACCATCCTTTCTCAACGGTAAACAAGAATACACCCATTCTGAAATACTTACCGTATTAAGCGGAGACGAGTGGACTTCTGACGAACCTATCTAACCTATGCAAGAAACAGCCCAAGGTCTATACAACTCCTTAGAGAACCAAAGGTGGTCTTTCTTGGATCGAGGTCGTACCTCATCTGAGTTAACTATTCCTTACATAATGCCACCTGATGGGCATAGTCACTCTACTAAGTATTACACACCGTATCAAGGAGTAGGAGCTAGAGGAGTTAACAACCTAGCATCTAAGTTACTATTAGCTTTGTTACCACCTAACGCACCATTCTTTCGTCTTGTTATAGACAGGTATGAATTAGATAAAGCAAAACAGGAGTTAGGACCAGAGGGAGGAGAGCAATTACGATCTGACTTAGAGAAAGCATTATCAGATGTAGAACGAAGTGTATCTCAAGAAGTAGAAGTAGAAGCATTTAGAGTAGGAGTATTTGAAGCGTTAAAGAATCTATTGGTCACAGGTAATACTTTATTGTACTTACCAGATGACGGAGGGATGAGAGTATTTAGATTGGATCGTTACTGTGTGAAGAGAGACCCAATGGGTAATGTAACACACATAGCTATCAAAGAGACTGTTGCTCCAATGATGTTACCTGAGTCTGTAAGAGAAGAAGTCTATCGTCAAGAGAAAGAGAATAGCTGTGACTTGTACACCTCTGTTATCAGAGAAGGAAATGAATTTGTAGTACAACAAGATGTAAAAGGAATTGTTATAGAAGAGTCAAAGGGTAGGTATCCTATCGATAAGACTCCGTTCCTACCTCTTAGATATACCAGGATAGACGGTGAAGACTATGGTCGTGGATTTGTAGAGGAGTACATTGGTGATCTTAAATCTTTAGAGTCGTTAACAAAAGCGATAGTCGAAGGTAGTGCAGCAGCAGCTAAGGTATTGTTCATGGTTAATCCTAACGGTACAACAAGAGCTAAGACTTTATCTGAATCTCCTAACGGTGCAATCGTACAAGGTAGTGATGGAGATGTATCTGTTTTACAACTTAATAAGTTCAATGACTTCCGTACTGCACAAGGAGTAATGAATGGGATTAGTGATAGACTATCTCAAGCTTTCCTACTTAACAGTGGTGTAGTCAGAGATGCAGAACGAGTAACAGCAGAGGAGATAAGAATGTTATCTCAAGAGTTGGAAGCTGCACTTGGTGGTCTGTATTCTTTATTATCACAAGAGTTTCAAATGCCTGTCGTTACTAGGTTAATGGCAAGGATGAGTAAAGAAGGAAGACTTCCTAAGTTACCTAAAGACATTGTTAAACCTACTATTGTTACTGGTGTTGAAGCACTAGGACGAGGTAATGATTTACAAAAGCTTGATCTATTCCTTGCAGGAGCTAATCAGATCGTTGGTCCTCAAGCAGTTGCAGAATATGTTAATGTATCTGACTACTTCAAAAGAAGAGATACAGCGTTAGGTATAGAGACTGAAGGATTGATCAAGACTGAAGAAGAAATTCAACAAGCTATGCAGCAAGCCCAACAACAAGAGATGATGATGAAGTTAGGTCAACCTGCTGTAGCACCTGCTATCAATGCTGCACAAGAGCAGTATATGAGTAGTCAACAACAACAACCACAAGAAGAGTAGACATGGCTGAATTACACCGAGTAGAGATAAATGAGAGAGCACCACAGGAGATTGACCCTGAGACAGAAGAAGCTGTTGATGCAGTACCTGAAGAACAAACGCAAGAGGATAGACCTGATTGGTTACCTGAGAAATTCAAGAGTGCTGAAGACATGGCTAATGCCTATGGTGAACTTGAAAAGAAAATGGGAGCAGGGGCTAATGAAGAACAAGAACAAACAACCGAAGAAGAAGAACCAGATGACACCACAGAGGAAGATACGAATACTAACACTGTTATTGCTGAAGCTAGTAAAGAGTTCTTTGAGAATGACGGTGTTATATCTGAAGAGACCTATAAGAATCTTGCTGAAGTTGGGTTACCGAAAGAGTTAGTAGATAGCTACGCTGCTGGTCAACAAGCTCTTCAACAAAGTGAAGAAGGTAATATCAAGTCTGTTGCTGATGGTAACTGGGATCAAATGGCAGAGTGGGCAGCTAATAACTTATCACCTGAAGAGGTAACTACTTTTGATGATATCATACAGAACGGTTCTATTGAACAAGCTAAACTAGCTACTAAAGGATTATACGCACAATTTAAAGCAGAGAATGGAGTTAGTCCTAAGCTTGTACAAGGTGCTGTAAATGGTTCATCTACAATGCCTTTCAAATCTAATCAGGAACTTGCTCGTGCAATGTCTGATCCTCGATACAAGAGTGGTGACAAAAGTTATCACGAAGAGATTGACAGACGCATCGCAGTAAGTCAGAATTACCTATAATTTTATTGGTAGGTTCATGTGATGAAGCCTTGGACTCCTCCTTTTTTCTTGCCAGTGTTGGTTCTGGTTCTTTTTGGAGGATGTTCCAAGGCTTCTTTTTATCCGTTAGCAGGGAGTGTAGGTGGAGCAACTATAGGTAGTCTTGGTGGTCCTGGTCCTGCTGCTGGTGGTGCTGCCCTTGGATGGGGATTAGGAGAAGGTGCTAAGTTAATGGAGGAGAACAAAGGATTAGCTAACAAAGTTAAAGCTATATCTGAAGGAGATGTACAGAAACTTGTACAACAACAATTAGACGAGAAGATGGATGATGGATTCTTTGACTCTATGTTAGATGAAGTATATGGTTTCTTGAAACTATGTCTTGTAGGTGTTATCCTTTGGAATGTAGTTCCTTTAATCTACACTCGTTATGTTCACAATAAATCACAAAACAAATGAATAAACTAATAAAATTATACAACTCACTGACAAAGAAGGAGAAAGCTATTGTCTTGACTGTTCTTTGCTTAGGTGGAATTATAATACTTAATTTACTTTAAACGACAATTAGTATGACTAATGTCAAGACCCACTGCGGTGGACAATCTCGATCAAAGGTTCTAACGAAAGTCACAACAAAACACACACACAATTATAAACTTAAAATAGGAGATCATATATTATGGCAGGAGAAGGTATAACAGACCCCAGTCGTGTAGGTCAGATTAATTCCGCAGGAGATGTGGATGCGTTGTTTCTTAAAAAGTTCAGTGGAGAAATTCTACAGACCTTTGAGGAGTCCAATGTTTTCAAACCCTTACACACTATTCGTACAATTGAGAACGGTAAATCCGCTCAGTTCCCAGTAACAGGTATTGCAACAGCTAACTACCACACACCAGGCGAGAACATCGCTGAAGAAGGTGGTTCTACTGGTACTTACCTAAGCGACATTAAGAAAGCTGAACAGACAATAACTATCGATAAGATGCTTGTTGCTTCCACTTTCTTAGCTAACATTGATGATGTAAAGAATCACTACGACATTCGTTCAGTTTATGCGAGCGAGTTAGGTAAGGCACTTGCCCTTAGATTCGATACTGCTATCTCTAAGACATTCATTGCTGCTGCTCGTAGCTCTGCTGTTATCACAGGTGGTAAGACAGGTGGACAACTCGATGTAGCTAACAATGACTTCAGTGCTGGTAATACTCCAGGTACTCCTGCGGCTACTACTGGTGCAGAGTTAATCACTGCTTTGTTCACAGCTGCTCAAAAGCTTGACGAGAACGATATCCCTGCTGACGGACGCTTTGCTGTTCTTCGCCCACAGGAATACTACAAACTTATTACAGGAGGTAGCGGTGCAGTTGCTATCAATACTTCTGCTGCTAATAAAGATGTAGGAGGTTCAGGATCACTTGCTTCAGGTAGTATCGCACAAGTTGCTGGTATTCAAATCTATAAGTCAACTCACATTCCATCAACTGACTTGTCAGCTGTTTCTACTGGAGACGGTGCTTCTAGCAATGACTTGTTTGGTGCTAGTGAC